ATTATGTTAATGCGCGCCGTATCATTAACGGCACAGACCGCGCTCAATTAATTGCTGGCTATGCGGAGAAGTTCCGCGCTGCGCTGATTGCGGCTGAACGGCAGGAGCCTATTGCTCCGCCAATGCCGGACGTAGCAAGCGCCGAGTTCATAGCTATGTTGAAGCTTGCTTTACAGGATGATGCTGTTCGGGAGGAGATTATCGCAATTGTGTTCCCTGACGATGAACAGCAAGTCGCAGAGCTAGACCCCATGGATGAACTGCATGACGAGTATGGCGCGCAATCTGGGCTAGCTTTTGCTGACGCTGACTATGACAGGGATGAGAGGCTTGGATAAACCGCCTCCACCAAGACGTGAGCCTAGATACACCCAAGAAACCATTTATCGGGACAGCGGGACGGTAACGACTGTCGCTAACAGGGTGTTCGATGCCTACAAGGTGAACCCAACATTAATCGCTATGGTCCTCTTGCTTCTAATCATTTTGGGCGGCTTGGGTTATTATATGATGTATAACGACGCGAGAATCTACGCATACATTGCCGCGAGAGACTTGCAGCGCGCGGAGCTCTACGATCGCATGATCGAGATGGCGCTGAAGTGCCGTGACAAGCCTTTAGACAAGGAAGCTTTTCCGCAATTGGAATTCCCGCAAGGAATCACCAAGCCGGCCCCTACGCCCAATAAAAGGGACGGAAAGTAGCCTAGATGGTTACAAACGCGGTGACTTACGGTACAAGTTTTATCTATCTGTTCAACGTGTAACTGCGTATCTAACCACGTCGCTGAATGACAGCGGGATTAAACTATCAGGGATTCGTCAATCAGATATCGACATTGGCTGTCGTTTCATCTGGAGACGCCAATTTCCTTGCGATTTTGCCGCAAGCGATAACCTATGCCGAGAATCGCATATATCGCGAGCTGGACCTACTTTTCACGTCTGTCGCGAACACGTCTTTTGCCCTGACGGCTAATAATCGGCAGATCACGATTCCTGCCGGTACCTTTGTCGTTCCAGAACAGATCAACGTCATCGCGCCATCGTCAGCGACAGGGCCTGATAACGGCATACGCGTACCGTTACTGGCAGCGACGCGAGAATTTATCGACGCCACATGCGGTGATTCCAGATACGTCGGATTGCCAAAGTATTTTGCACCTGTAGGCGAGGCGAAGGGCAATCTGTCCTTCATCGTTGGTCCGTATCCAGACGCACCGTACAAGCTTGAGATCGTTGGCACGATCCGGCCGGACAGCCTTTCGACAACGAATCCGACCACGTTTATCAGTCAATTCCTGCCTGATCTTATGATCAATGCCGCAATGATCTACGTCAGCGGCTATCAGCGTAACTTTTCATCGAATGCCGCCAATGATCCGCAAATGCCGGTCAATTATGAGACGCTGTACCAGACAGCGATGAAAGCGGCGATGATGGAAGAGGCGCGCAAAAAGTTCGAGGCCGCTGCCTGGTCCGATAAGTCGATATATCCAGTATCAACACCGTCGCGGGGATAATAAATGTCCCACGCTACGCTCAAATTTGTTCCTGGCGTAAACAGAAACAGGACGCCTGCGCTCAACGAGACGCAGCTATCCGAGTCAAACCTGATCCGTTTTGTGCCTGACAATCAGGGATTGGGTCTTGTTCAAAAGCTTGGTGGGTGGAAAAAGTTCTTCACGGGCAGCTTAAGCACGATCACGCGTACGCTTTGGGCCTGGCAAGATACAAACGATGGGCAGCATCTTGCTTGCGGTGGTCAGACAAATTTCGTCAATGCTGACACGGCATACGCCAATGGCGCAGAAATTATCATCACTTACACGGCTCCTGAGAACTACTTTCAGACCGGTGCATATGTCACGTTGAATGGCTTTCAGCCAGAAGCGCTAAATGGTGTTCATCGTGTGCTTGTATCGACGCAGGGCTATTTAGCCGTTGATACGACCTATACAGGCGCATGCACGACGCTGGGCTCAGTCTTTATCGGCACGTCATTGTCGGTAATAACGAACGGTTCATTGGCCGATATTACGCCAGGCTATCAGTTCACCGAGCCTTATGTGCATATATCGACGACCGGCGGATCTCCTATCTGTATCATTGAAGACAAGGAAATTCAGGTAAAGACGGGCGACTCTGTCTACATCAAGACGCATATCAGCGTTGGCGGCATTGTTCTGTTTGGCGCATACGATGTCACGTATGTCGATGCGACGCATTACAGCATCGTTTCTGTGGACGTGCTAGGAAATCCAAAGCCTGCAACGGCGACCGTTGGCGGTGGCGGCGTTTTGCCTATCTTCGACTTCGCGATTGGCTCTCCCTATGTGACCGTGACATTGCCTAATCACGGCTATGCGGAAGGGGATACATTTCCAATTATCGTACCTGTATATGCCGGCACCGTTAGCCTTTACGGCAACTATATTGTCTCGCTGCTTGACGTTAATGATCCCGTCAACACGTTTACGATCACCGCGTCTAATGTTGCAACGACGTCAACCCTGGCATGCCGCCCATTAAGCTTATCCAGTGACGGTCAGAACGCATATTTTCATCTATCTGCACCCTATGGCGTCGATGTTGGCGACAAGATCCGCGTGCAGGATTCAGAGCCAAGCTTGGATGGAGAATATACAGTCACATCAGTTGGCGAGTTTTTCTTCACCGTAGCATCCACCAACAATTGGAATTTCGAGACTGATACTGGCTATTTCTACAAGTCCCAGGGCGGTGACGGTAAGAAGCTGGAGATTGCGTATAGCTCTCCCTATAACGCCAATGTCGGCGATACGATCTACCTGTCTTCGTTCGTACCGAATGCTTATAACGGCGAATGGAAGGTCACAGGCGCTGGATACTACAGCGTAGAGATAGACACGACCGTCACAGGCTCGATCACGTCTATTGGCGTGCTATTCGTTAAGGACACCGTTCTTAATCTCGGTCGCCCGATATATCAGTATTTCAACTCTGCTTATGTTGTCCCTGTTCAGGCCGGCTACGGTCTCGGTGGGTACGGTGTTGGCGGTTATGGTATTGGCGCAATTGTTCCGCCGACGCCAAAGATAGAGATCCCCGTTACAGCGACAAGCTGGTCATTGGATAACTGGGGCGAGATTCTCATCGCCTGTCCAGAAGGTGGACCTATCTTTCAGTGGTCTCCTATCGCTAACCAGGCGACAGCGGCTGTTATTTCACAAGGTCCGCTCGTTAATGACGGTTGCTTCGTCGCGATGCCTCAACGTCAGATCGTTGCCTGGGGGAGCTCCTTTACCGGTATTAAAGATCCGCTGCTTGTACGTTGGTGCGACGTTAATGATTATACGACCTGGTCAGCCACAGTAACAAATCAGGCTGGTAGCTATCGCATATCAAAAGGCTCAAAGATTGTCGGCGGCATCCAAGGTCCGCAACAAGCTCTGATCTGGACCGATATTGCATTGTGGTCGATGCAGTACATTGGTCTGCCGTACGTCTATAGTTTCACAGAAATTGGTACGGGCTGCGGTTTGATCTCGCGTAGAGCGGCCGGATCTCTTGGCGGCGCTGTTTACTGGATGTCACAATCTCAATTCTTCGTTCTTGGCAGTGAAGGCCCGACGCCTTTGCCATGCCCGATATGGGACGTGATTTTCCAAGACATGGATCTGGATAACGTCGATAAGATCCGCTTTGCTGCGAATTCCAATTTCAACGAGGTGATGTGGTACTACCCGACGACATTGTCGAGCGGTGAAAATAGTCGCTACGTCAAATATAACACTGTTCTGCAATGCTGGGATTACGGCGTTCTCGATCGTACCGCGTGGATCAATCAGTCAGTATTCGGTCCGCCAATTGGCGCAGGCGCAGATAAGTTCATTTACCAGCATGAGACCGCGCTCGATGCAGACGGCCAAAATATGCCGTCATTTTTCAAGACGGGTTATGCCCAGGTAGGCGAAGGCGAGTTCAAGATCTTCCTCGATCAGGTTTGGCCCGATTTCAAATGGGGATTTGACGAAGGTTCAACGGCTGCAAACCTGAATATCACGTTCTGGGTCACTGATTACCCTGGCGATACACCAAAGATATTTGGTCCGATGCCGTTCGATAAAACAACAGAATATCTCACGCCAAGATTTAGAGGCCGTCTTGTTGCAATTGAGATCAACGAGGTCGATGGCCCACAAAACACGCAAGCGTTCTGGCGTATCGGCGCATTGCGGTACCGCGCAATTCAAGATGGGAAGTTCTGATGGCGTCACAAGCTGATTTTCTCACATCGCAGAAGAATCTTGTCGTTGCGACAAGTCTCTTGAATCAATCGTGGAATGATTACCAGCGCAAAGGCTATGGCGACGTTTCGTCTTCATGCATTTCAGTGCCAACGGTTGTTTGTACTGGTTCTGGAAACCTTGTGTCTGTTTCTGTGGTCGATGCAGGGACAGATGCCGGATTCATTTATGACGCTGCCACAGTCGAAAATCTCAATCCAAGCGCGCGACTAAAGGCGATCCTTAATACGCAAGGGATCTACCAAGCTTCGTTTCGCTTCACGAACGGTCTTGTCGTTGCTCCTGGCAAAGATCAGGCCGTAACAGTGACCTATTCGAAAGACTGATGATGATTGTTAACTCTAACAAGGTCTGGGTTGGTCCCATACCAAGCAACGTGTGCGGAAGGACAGATCATCTGCCGATCAATGTGCCGGCTGGATCTTATGTCCTAACCGCTGATGTTGTTTCAGGTCTTGGAGAGGGGAATACGATTGCTGGGTTTGAGCTGCTTAACAAGTTTTTCGGAAAGCAGAAGAAAATAGGGGACGACGTAACAGAAGTTGTTGTCGCTGGGGGCGAGTACATCCTCGCACCTCAAACAATCGCTAATAGAATAGGCGGCGGTGATTTAGAGGCGGGTCACAATACGCTCGATGGCTTTGTCGTGAAGTATCGGGAGAAGACGATCCAGACTCTAAAGAAACTGCCTGGACCTAAACGGGATTAGTGGGGCAACCATGTCTGACGAATTCAAAGTGCGTGTAGCAACACCTGAAGATGTCCATCAACTCATGGAGATGGGCATAGCTGCAAATGATGAGATCGGAATTGCGAAAGCAAATCCTGAAAAGCTTTTGCTCGATATCTGGCCTGCGCTGCATCGGCAGTCTGGCATTATTGGCGTCATCGGAAAGCCGGGGCAGCGCATCGAGGGTGGTATCGTCCTGAAGATCACAAACCTCTGGTACAGCGACGAAGAATTTCTGGAAGAGCGCATTGTCTATGTGCGTCCTGAATATCGTCGTGGCGGCAGATCGCTTGGTATCAAGTCTCGCGCTGGAAAGCTGATCGAGTTTGCCAAGAAAGTATCTGATGAAATGCAAATGCCTCTTGCTGTCGGCATATCAACGGCAATTGGCTTTCGCGGAAAAGCTCGCATGTACGAGCATTTCTTTGGACCGCAAGCAGGCGCGTTTTTCTTGTACGGGCGACAGCATCACAAAGATGGTTTTGCCCCTGCAACCGAAGAAGCTCCCGCTTTAGCTGCGGCAGAATAAAGGGATTATCGCTATGGGTATGGGTGCAGGTGGCGGCGGTGGGGGCCAACAAGGCGCATCAATGACAAGCTTCAACGGTACGTCCACAGTGACGCCACCCGCTGAAGTTTTGGATATGTATCGCTCGATTAACCCTCTGGCGCAGAAGGCGGCTTCTACCCCGTGGGAGAACTATAGCAATACGCCTGATGGCTTTGTTGCGCAGATCAACGATACGCAGAATTCTGCTATCCAGGGGCTCGATAACAATATCTATACTGCGCAGCCCTACACGAACCAGGGCATGGGATCTCTTGGTAGCGCCTCGAATCTATATGGCGCATCGAGCGATCAAGCGACGGCGGCAGGAAATGGCGTTGTCGCAAATTATGGCGCAACAAATATTGCGAGCCCCTATTACAACAATGCAATGAATCTGACGGCTGATGCTGCGTCAGCTCCTGGCGGCTATGATGTTGCAAACCCCTATCTTCAAAGCGGTGCTGGGCTAATCGGTTATGGTGGCCAAGGCACAAACCAAGTCAGTGCGCAGGACATCAACCAATATCTGTCGCCGTACCAAAACGACGTCATCAACTCCACGATGGGATTGCTTAGTCAGCAAAACAATCAGGCGATGTCTGGCGCGTTGGGCAATGCGATCGAAAGTGGTGGATTTGGCGGCGATCGCGCCGGCATTGCGGCGGCTAACCTTGCACAGCAACAAGAGCTCGCAAATGCGAATGTGCTTGGCGGATTAGAAAATCAAAACTACAGCCAGGCGTTAAGCACGGCCGTTGGTCAGCGTGGACAGAACCAAGCAGATCTTCAGCGTGCTATTCAAGCAGGCCAAGGCCTTGGTCAGATCGGCTCTCAAGCCGGATCTCTTCAGCAATCTGATCTACAACGTCAACTGGCTGCCGGTCAGCAAGAAGCCGCAATCGGTACGCAGCAATATCAAAATTACACTGCGCAACAAGCCCAGCAACAGCAAGATCTGCAACGTCAATTGGCTGCTTCTCAGCAATTGGCGAACAATGCTTCTGGATTAACAAACCTTGGTAATTCACAAGCGCAGATGGGTATAAACCTTAACAATAGCATCAACCAGGGACTCGAGTCGCAACTCGGCGCAGGCACGCTGCAACAACAAACAGAGCAGGCCGGCAAAGACGCAATGTACAACCAATGGCTGCAAATGAAGGCATACCCCTTCATGACCACGCAATGGTTGGCGGATATCTATGGCGGTCTTGGTCCATTGTATGGCTCAACGACGACGCAAAGCGGTACGTCGATGTCAATGCCGCTTGGTTTCTCCGATCCGCGTTTGAAGGGCGGCGTTGGCGGGTTCTCACGCGGTGGTGATGCTGACAAGCCGGAGGTCATCGGTAAGACGTTCGATGACCAACCGATCTATCGCTATTCGATGATGGGTGGTGCGCCACAGCTCGGTCTGATGGCTGACGAGGTCGCTCAGAAACAACCAGAACACGTCTATAACGTCGATGGCTTGCTTGCGATGGATTATGCCGGCGCAACTGATGACGCTGCACGCATCGGTCATCACCTGGGCGCTAATCATCGTGAGCATTTTGCCGGCGGCGGTTTAGCAGGCGCTCTTGCTGCGCAGTCGCAGATGTATGCCAATAAGCATCCAGGCCAAGCAGGCCCTGGCGGCAATAGTTTCGTCCCGCAAGGAAAGGGCGGCGGACATGGCGCATTAACGCCAACGTCAATCAATGTTCCAAAAGCAGAGCTGACTCAGCCTAAAGTTCAACATCCACCGCCAGATATTGCTGGCTCCCTGGAAAAGATGAAGGGCCTCGCCGGATTAGGTGGCAAAGGCGGCGGATTAGGCAATCTGTTTGGCGGCAGCGGATCAGGCGGATTAGGCGGTGCATTTGATACGGCTGCAAGCACATCAACTCCTGCCGCAACAACGGCAGCCCAGGTCGCATCGACGCCTGCACCATCTGGCGAAGAGTTCCCGAAAGTAACGCCGGCAAGCACCGACAGCGCTCCGTTGCCGCCGGCACGTCCATCGGATCTCTCTTCTGTCGCTGATGCGACCGATAGCACGGATTACGGCACAGATGGAGCCGGCGGCGTCTCGCAAATGGCTGATGCAGATCTTGGCATGCTCGATTTTGCTGCACGCGGTGGTCGTATCGGTCGCTCAATCGGCGGCGTCATGCCATTTAACAACGAAAGTGGCAGCGTGCCATTTGCACCAAACGGCGGAAGCATGCCGTTTGAACAGGGAATGAAAAACAACATCGTTCCTGCCTCAGTGCTTAACGATCAACATCACCCACAAATGATGGTTTCTCAACCACCGGATATGATGAAGATGTCTGGTCAGGGTGGTGGCGGCAAAAAAGGCGGCGGCGAAGGCGGCAAGCAAGCCGAACAAATGATGAAGCAGGGCATGGACCAGATGAAAGGTCTCATGGAAAAAGGCACGAAAGGTGCTGAAGCTGCTCCAACAAAGATCACTGAACAAGCCACCAAGCCGGTACAAGATGCTGCCGATAAGACTCAGCTCGCCGACAGCGTCGAGCACGCAGCCGACGGTGTTCAAAACACGTCATCGCAAGCTGAAAACGGTCTTGGCAACATTGGCGAGCATGCAGCTAATGGCGCAGAGAATGACGCCTCGCAAGGTCTTGGCGAGGTTGGCAAAGATCTTGGCAACAATGCAAGCGAAGCAGCTAGTGGCCTGGAGAATAGCGCATCTGAAGGCCTGGGAGATCTCGGATCATCTCTTGGCGACGCAGGAGGCAGTCTCGGAGATGTGGCAGGCGATGCAAGCGCAGGCCTTGCTGATGCAGCCGGCGACGGCCTTATGGGCGCATCTGAAGATGCTGCGGCCGGTCTGGGTGATATGGCCGCTGAAGCTGGCGCTGATGCTGCCGCTGCGGGTGCAGAAGCTGCCGCTGGCGCTGCCGGTGGCGGCCTTGAAGGTCTTGGCGCACTTGCTGGTCTTCTCCTTCTTAAGAGAGGCGGTCGCGTTTCATCAGGTCGCAAAAAGCTCAGTACTGGCGGCCCTGATTCGGAAGCAACGTCCGATGTTTCAGAGGTTGTCGATACGCCTACGCCTGACGTGCCAGTAGAGCTCGTAGAGGTCGAAAAGAAAAAACCAGCGCCTGTTGAGCAAGCAGTGCAGGTTGCAGATGCAGCGACATCGAGAAGCGATGCGCCGGCAGACGATGGATTTAATCGTCATGTCGGTACGGTGTTGAAAGTTGAAGGCGGTTACACACCAGATGACGCCGGACACGGTCCGTCTAATCGCGGCATTAACGCCGCTGCGCATCCCGGCATGGACATCAAGAATATCTCTGAAGGTCAGGCGCGAGATATTTATCGCAGAGAATATTGGGACGGCGCTGGCATTGGTAATTTGCCGGAGCATATGCGCGGTCTTGCGTTTGACGCTTCTGTTAATCAGGGACCAGGTCGTGCGCGCGCATGGGCGCAACAAGCTGGCGATGATCCATACAAGCTCTACAAGCTTCGTCAGGAGCACTATCAGAGTCTGGTTGATCGCAATCCTGGCAAGTATGCGCAGTATGCGAATTCATGGAATGGCCGTCTAAACGCGCAAGCTCAACTCGCTGGCATTAAGGACATCAGCAATCTGCAAGTAAACGGTCATCCTGCGCGTAACACGGGTGGTGGTCCAGAATATCTTGACCGCTCGATGATGGCGTCTACTGACGGACATGAGCAACAAATTGGACCAGGCGCAGAAGAAAGCGGCGGTCTTGGTGCGCTCGATGTTATCCTGCCTTTAGCTGCCGCTGGTGCGCAGTATGCGGTGAATAGGCATTATCACGGCGCAGGCGCTGCCGCTGCATCTGCGCTCGCCTCTGGCCTGGGAACGCTTGGTGGCATGCGTACGGCAGGTCTCGAAGAAGAGCGCGCGCGCCAGAAAATGGAATTAGAGCAAAAGCGTTTTGATCGCGATATGAGCAACGATGAGCGTAGCTACGGTTACAAAGATCGTGAAAATCAGCGCCAGGACGAAGAGCTGAAAATCAAGCAGCGTGAATTCGAAGCGAAAGAAGCGCAGCGCAAAGCTCTTGAAGACGCCTACAAACAGAATCCGTCGTCATCTGAGCCAGAAGGCGGTTATGGCCCCAAAGGTGGAGTCGGCGGTGTTGGCGGTGTTGGCGGTACGGGCGGTGTAAATGCGCCACCTGTCGCGCCTCCATCTCCACCTGTACAGCCTACGCCTAACAACTCTATCCAGGTTGAGATGGAGGCGACAGGTG